GCTGAGGTCGTCACGCAGTACCAGCAGTATTACGACAAGGTGTTTACCGATCTTGAGTTCTTCGACACTGCCAGAGAGGCTTACCTCAAGGAACAGAGTCCAGAACGCAGGGTCCAGCGGGAGCATCAATCACTCAAGGAGCAGAAGGAGCAGTTGCAGTCAGAGCGTGAGGCTATGCAAGTCGCCCACGTTGTCAGCACTGACCTGACACCAGCGCTCGTGCAGATGGTTGAGAGTAACCCGCTTGTATCGCAGAACGAGGTGATTGGGCTGTACACACAGTTGACAGCACCTCTTCTGGTCCGGGGACGCCTCCCGGTAGAACGATTGGCGGAAGTGCAGACACTCGTTAAACGCGACCTAGCATATCAAGTGCAGGGGCTACAAGACGAGCGTGCCGATGCCGAGGCGAGGAAGAATAAGGCGTTGCAGGTCGAGAAGGGTAAAACCGTCAAGGCCAAGCGCCAAATCGCGCGGACTGTCGCACCCAAGGGTGCCTCGGTACCGGACACTAAGAAACCAAAAGTTTATGAGTCTGCACAGGATTGGCTCGACAACGATCCTCTCTTGACGGCTCAGGAGTAAGAAATGGCATTGACCACAATCACCGATGCGGACATCTCCGGCGTACTGAAAAACGTCTACGAGAACTTCCGTATCAATGCGTTCCCTCGCCTCACCCCGCTGCTCGCGCAGCTCAAAAAGGGGAAGCCGGGCGGGCCAGAGCGTATGCAGTGGGGAGGCAACGGCGTGTTTTGGGATGTCGTGCTGACCCGTCCGGTTGGTATGACCGGATCACCGAGCGGCTACTTCCCGCCCAACGCACAGGCCACTGAAAAGCAGGCCACCGTTGGCATCAAGCGTACCTACGTCACCCGGCAGTTCGATATGCTGGCAGTGTCGGGCACGCAGTCCAAGGAAGCCGCCTTCATTCCGCTCATTCGCAAGCTGACGCAGGAAGCGATGGATGCGGCGAAGCTCGGTCAACAGGAAGTTCTCCACGGAGATGGGCGCGCTATCAAGGCTCTCATCACCTCAGTTACAGACACCACGCACATCGTAGTGCAGTCTCCGTATGGTCTGGCTGGTGCCGGGCGTGGCGGGCTGTTGCTCGATGTCGGGATGTATGTTGCAGTCCTCGATACTGGCTCGGCTGACGCCGTGCTGGGTAGGGCGACGATCACGGCTGTCTCCAACTCTGGTGATAGCGCGACGTTGACTCTCGATACTGCGATTTCGAGCATGGCAGCGACGGACAAGATTGTTCCCGCTACCGCGAGCGACACCTCCTTTAACGCAGTTCCGAATGGTCTTATCAACCTTCTGAACCGTGGGGCCTCGTTCGATTCACTGCACGGCCTTAGCGCCGCGACCTATAGCCGCTGGGACACGACTCGCATGGTTGCGGGTACAGACACCCCGGATGCTGGACAGCCGAGCGAGATGGACGTGTGGGATCTGTGTACCCGAGTGGCGAACCGTTCTGGCAAGGATCCCAAGTCTGTCGCCGGTCAGTTCCTGCTCATCTCAACCCCCGGCATTGAGAAGAAGCTCGCTGAGAGCTTCCTCGGCCAGCGGCGGTTCGATATGGCGTCGAACATCACCCTCAAGGGTGGGTTCAAGGCGCTGAACATCGCGGGTCTCCCGTTGATTTCGGACTTCTGGTGTCCTGCTGGGACGATCTACCTTGTCCATATCCCCAGCCTTTCGTTCGTTGATCGGCAGGATTGGGTCAAGCTGGCGTATGAGGGCTCCGGCCCGTTCCGGTTCATCAGTGGGCGCGATGCCTATGAAGTGAACTTCGGTTCGTACTGGAACACCGCTGCGATCCAGCGTAACTCACATGGTATGATTACTGGTTACACCGACACCGTTCGGTACGACCACACGATCTAACCTCCGAGCTTGGGTGGGGGAGTGGCTTCGGCTGCTCCTCCACACCTTGCACTGATTCGACCACAGAAAGACCCGAGGTTTACATGATTAGATATTTTCGCCCGAAGTTTGCGGCGCGCAATGGCGTAGAGATTGCGACCATTGGCACGACAACCTTTAATCTCACCCCAAATGCTACGCTTGATTTGTACATGAGCGGGCCACCCGCAACGAGTTACATCGAGGGTATTTCCTACGTCACTAATGTCAACGGTAACGATGCGGATGGTACAATAACAGCTACACTCTACAAGTACGATGTTTCAGCGGCGGCAGAATATGTCCTAACGGGTGCCATTAACATGGAGACGCTAGTTCCCCATGTGAATGTGTCACTTCCTATTCTCAGCACCGTGACCGACGCACAGCGCGTGTTGGAAGTCGGGGACTCAGTTATTATTCGACTCGTGAGCGACAGTGCTGTAATTGATACCCAGCCCCAAATAGAGGTGACTGTGGAATTGGCGGTGTTGGCCTAATGGATAAACGATTCAGACCCAAAGCAAGCCGTTTCGGTATCCGGTCCCATTTCATAATCTATCCGGGCTGGGGCGCAGGCAACGAGAACAAGGACACCACAGATCGTCTCGCCGTTCCTGCGACACGCTCTGCTATCCTTGGCTTCACGCTATTCGCAGAGGTTGTTCCCATCGATTCAGATGGTACTTACGAAGTCTATTTCGAGAAGTGGGATGCCTCGGCGGCGGCACTTGTCACGCTGACAAGTAGCTTCAACGCGGAAACCCTCGTGGCGAAGACTGTCACGCCAATCCCTCTTATCTCAACGCTATCGGACTCGCAGAAGATTTTTGATACGGGAGACTTGCTGTACTTCCACCTCGTCTCCGATAGTGCTGCACTCGAAACAGATCCCACTATGATCTGTTTCGGCGCTGAATTCTCGGTCTTGGAGTAAACGATGATTACTTTCTTTCGCCCCAAGCCGTCGCGCTTCGGCACGATGCCGCTGACACTCAGTACCATGAATGCGTACAATATCACAGCGAACGGTACGCGGAACATCGTTTTGAATGGGCTGCCCTATCGTAAGGCCATCTTCTCATCGGGCTATTACAGTTCACTCACGCCTGCCGCAGACGCAGATGGCACGGTGCTTGGCAGCATTGTAAAGTACGATAGCTCTGCCTCCGCATACGTTGTGTTGACGGATGTGTACGATCTGGAAGCCGTTGGTGCGGGTGCGGTCAAGGTACCTATGCCAGCACTGGCAACCCTCACGGAGCAGGAGAAGTTCATTGACTTGGGGGATTCTCTTATCTTCCGTGTCGTGAACAACAGTGCCGCAATTGATACACAGCCCACAGCACCAGTATGGGCCGCTGAGGTATTCCTCCTTGAGTAACAATGGATACAAGCTGAGGGGCGCGTTAGCGCCCCGAAGCTTGCTCCTTTCCCCCACACTTTGGGAGCACTGGCCGCACCTACTCCAGAAGCCGGTTATCTCGCTTGCAATCTGGGCGGTGCTTCACTTCTTCCTGTCCCCCGTATTGGCTGTCAGTCTTGCTATTGCGGTGCCTGCACTGATCTCTTTCATTCGGAAGCAGGTCCTCTGGCCGGGTAGCTGGCGGACAGTGGAAGTTTACAAGGACGAGTTCATCGACGCATGGGCCTCCGCCATTGGCGTTGTGTCCATCAGTATGCCGCAGTATTGGGGCGTAGTGACCGCCGCTATTGGAATCATCGTGTTGCTCGGTCTCCACAAGTGGGCATTACCATAACCAAAGGAACACCACATGCTGTATGACGCGAGGGGCAGACCTACTCCGTCCGCAGAGATTACGAAGCGCTTGGAACAGATTGATCCCGCCCTGCATCTCCGCTGGGTAGAGCAGGAACAGGGTGGTTGGTGGGCCGTCGCGCAGAAATGGCGCAGGGGCGACCAACGCTACAAGTTGATCCAGCAAGGCGGGATGCACCCCGATGATGATTGGGATATGCTGCTTGGCCTTCCACGAGACTGCACTGCCGATGAAGCCTATGGCTATATCATCAATACCCTACGGACAGCCTCTCCTACGAAGCAGTCTGCGCGGGACCTGTTGAGTCGGGTGCATCTCTACAACCAGATGTCTAACGAAGCAACCGTGCGTGAAATTGTTGAGGTAGCAGAAGAAGAAGGCGAGAAGCTACTCAGCAAGAAGAAGGTGCGGGTCAAAGTCTTTCAAACGAGGTAAGGAATGTCGCTCACCCGCTTGCAGTATCGAGAGCGTATCGTCCGCGAGATGGACGCTATCACTAGCGGACGTTGGGATCAGACTGCCGGGGGTGAAGTCGATCAGAAGCTGGGCGTCGTCTTCGACCAGAACTGGCGGCGCATCCTGAACGCGAACCGTTACTATCGGATCGTGAAGCGTACTCCAACCTCAGATGCAGATGGAAAGTATGCTATCTCGGACCTCAGCGACCTCAGCTCCCCCGATAGCGCCAAGCGCTTGTACCGGGTGCTGGCGCTCGCCGTTGAGGATGTGGTGTATGAAGAGGTAGCGTTCATCGACAATATCCTCACGACTGTACATCAACAGAACTATCGGACGTGGTGGAGAGAAGGCGAATATATCCAGTGTACACCCGTGCTTGCAAACAAGGTGGCCTCTGGCATCTGGGTGAACTACCTTCCCACCCGCCCTGAAAATCTAAGCGACGACGCTCAAGCCGTGGACTTCCCTGATGGATACGAACAAATCCTCATCTGGGAAGCTGCGGCTTTGCTACTGTCAAAGGCAGGCGCAGAGAGTGGGGCGGGCGCAGAGCTGAAGGATCTAGCCTCTGAGCTGAAGCAGGACATGTTGCAGGATCTCACGCGCTTCTCGACGAAGCCCATGCAGATGATTCACTCAGACGAAGCTGGTGAGTGGGGTGGCTAATGCCTAGACCAGTAATGCGGGATGGACAAGAGGATTTCTCTGGTGGACTCAACCTTGCGGCAGACGAAAGCCGCTTGGCCCGAAATGAACTGCGGCGAGCGGACAACGCACGCCTTACAGAGTTTGGTGGCGTCACGCATCGAGGTGGTACACAGAGGGTAAGTCCCTTTCATCTAAGTGGTTACAATACAACCATCCTTGGTACCAACCTCATTGACAATCCCTCAATGAATGCCAACGCAGATGGATGGGCAACGTACATCTCTACTGCGATTGTGCGCGACACGGGTACCCCCTATTCCGGCAGCGCTGCCTCTGCAAAGGTTACGACGCAGGCTAGCTTCCGTTCGGGAGCTGCAATCTTTGCTGACGCTTCAGATACGCGCTGGACAGTTACGCCGGGCGAGACTTACATCTACACGATTGAGGTGTACGGCACAGGCGGAGCCATCGGAGCGGCCTTCTATCTAGATGTGTTCTACTATGCAGCGGGGGGCACGGGAGCGGGCGTGACCACTGCGATTGATCAGGGGGGTACAACCGCAGTTACACTTGCGGCGGGCTGGAATGTAATCACCCGCGCAGGTATTGTTCCGGCGGGAGTTACTTCTGCTCACTTTGTTTGCGCTACGGATGATCTCGCTATCTATGATGTGTGGATGGGTGGAGCCTCTGCCACCCTAGCCCCAGAGGCCCCCGTACAGGGGGGATACTTTTGGTTGCGTCCCAACTCTACTGACCAAGTTCTTGCCGTCATGGCTGGTACGTTATATACGGGAACCTATGCCGTTCCGATGACATGGACGCAGCAAACTGGTGTATTGGATAGTACCGTCCAGCCGACGCTCGCGACCTTTCGAGATGTTAGCGCGGATGTAGTGTACATTGCGGACGGCGGAGCATTGAATAAATGGGATGGCACAACCCTTTCCATCAATCTAGCGAGTACCCCGAATGTCTCTATCATCGCTGTCTATAACAATAGGTTGTACGGTTGTGGCGATCCAAGCAACCCTTACCGACTCTACTGGAGTGCGCTCCAGAATGGGGACACGCTTGGGCAGGTGGGCTCGGGCGGTGGGTTCGCAGATATTCGGACGTTCGCGCAAAGCGAACTCACGGGACTCCAGCCTCTAGGGGCAGGACTTCTCATCTTTCATCGCAACGGTATCTCCCGCTTTACGGGAATCGGCATCGACGATATTGATATCCAAGCGGGGACGCGGGGCGTCAGCAGCGACGTTGGAACCTTCTCACCCCATGCCATTGTCGCGCTTGAGAACGTCTGCCTCTTCCTCTCGGATCGAGGTATCTTCCAATGCACCGAGGAAGGGATGACCGCTGTTGCCGAGCGACCCGGAGGTGGAGTCAACTCTATCGGAGATAGAATTGAGACTGTTCTCCGCACCGTCAATCAGGCAACACTGGCGCGTGCTATCGCCGCACATAACAAGCAGTATCATGAAGTGTTGTTCTATCTCCCTGATGTGGGAGTGTACGCCTTCAATTACCGCTTGGGTGCGTGGTCAGGTCCGTGGAATGGCATCTATAGTGACAGCCCAACGTACTCGATGTGGCCCATAATGAACGCATCCGAGGCTCCTAGTGTCCTCTTTGGGAGCGCAGATGGGCACGTTCGTCTGGTAGATGCGCCAAGTCTCTTCAAGGACGACTATCTCTCGGATGGAACTGGCGGCGTAGTAAATACAATGGTATTCCAATGTAGGCGATTTGACTTCAAGACGCCTACGATAGAGAAAGCATATCGCTGGATCTTCCTGACGTTGAACCCCCGTGGTACAGTTACGGGAGGGGTGAACTGGACAACGGTAGATACCGCAGGCTCGCAGACAATCATACTGACCGCACAGCCTATTTTCTGGGATGCGCCGGGTGCAACGTGGGATGATACCCTTGTCTGGAGTAGCTCGGGAGGCGGTACATCTGTCCCCACACGAGTACAGGCACATGGTAGTGGTACATTCATTGAGATCACAATTACTGACGATAGCGCTACGGGCGCACTTTACAGCCGTGTCGAAGCACACGGATTCCTGATGGGAGAAAGATACTAATGGCTCAGACTGTAGCCACCTACCAACAGAGCGCCTTCAGTACGCCGATTGCCGGTGGAGCACTCGCCGCTGCCGTGGTACTTGGCAATGACAACAATCTACGAACGGCATACAATAGTCACGACGCCGATCCCGGTATCCACTTCCAAGGTAGCACGCTCGGAGCACGCCCAGCGGCGAGTACCGCAGGCCGCAAGTGGCTCACAACGGACGGCCTTCGCCTCTATTACGACACCGGTTCGGTGTGGTCTGAGGCGGCGTACTTGCCCCTTGTGGGCGGAACGATGGCGAATACGACTGTCGTGACAGATCTCAATGCTGACCTTCTCGATGGACAAGAAGGTGCCTACTACACTGATGTAGGCAATGCAGATGCGGGTACCCTACCAATCGCCCGAGGGGGCTTGGGAATTACTACTGTACCCTCCAATGGATTCATTCCTATTGGAGATGGCACAGACTATATAGCAGCGGCAATTACGGGCGGCGCTGGTATTACAGTGACGCCGGGTGCAGGTAGCATTACGATTGCAGTTACAGGCGGGACACCCAATACGGGCGCAGGAACAGCGAATAAGATCGTGAAGTACACAGCCACAAACGTACAGGCTATCTCAAGCATCACGGATACTGGAACAGCAGTGAGCACAGGCTCCTCTGTCTCAGCGCGGGTCTTCCGTCCTGCCTTTAGTGTTCCATCTTACGTTGCCTCTATCGTTGTCGATCTTAGTGTTGGCAGCCTCTTCTTAGTGACAGGTGATGCGGGCGTAACCTCTCCCGTGACAATCGCCGCCCCAAGTGTGGGGACTCCCGCGACGGGAGACATCATTCGCTTCATCTTCCATAATACATCGGGAGGCTCTAACCTCTCCGTGATTTGGAATGCAGCCTATGTGGGTGAGGTACTCGCCACAGTGGGTCTTGGTGATTACGCCGCAGAATCCTTCGTCTACAACGGATCGAACTGGGTCAGTCTTGCAACCGTAGATGGCGGGCTGCCGTAATGCAAATTCTAGGCGAGCGTACACAAGCACAACTGCTCGCGCTGGTACGTCGTCTGAAGAGTTCGACGACGTATTGGTATAGCGGAGAAGGAAGCCCGGAAACTGTCGTCACCGCAGAGATAGGCGCACTCTATACACGTACAGATGGAGGGGCAAGTACAACACTGTACGTGAAGGAATCCGGAACCGGAAATACTGGCTGGATTGCGAAGTAACTTACTAGGAGTGCGCATAATGGTTGCAGCAAAAGCGAAGGATTTTTTGGAGGGTCTCAATGGCTGGAAAAAAGTCATTGCGGTTGCCTTTGCGTGTGGCGTCTTCTATGCCAAGATGGACCGCGTGGAAGCAAAGCTCTCGGACGTGCTTCTGGATCATAAAGTGTATGAGTCCATACATGGCACCAATGATGGCCGACTTGATAGACACGAAACACGTATCACCATTCTCGAACTACTCGAAAAGCAGGAGAATAAATAATGTCACTCCTTCCCGCAATAGAACTAGGTGCTAACATTCTCGGGGGGCTTGCGGGCGGTATCGCGGGCGGGAATGACAAGAAGAAGGATCGCGAGCTGGAAGAGAAGAAGCTCAAGCAGCAGCGCCAACTGCAAATGGAGAGTACAGGCATCGGTCGTGAAGGCCAGCGCCGTGCTCAACAGCTTGGGGAGGGACAGGAAGCTGACCGCCTCAATCGACAGAAGCAGACCAACCCCATGCGCGATCAGGTACTTGCTGCGCTAATGGCTCGCACGGGGATGTCTCCCGGCGCGTTCAAGCCGCGTGACATCTTCAATCCCAGCACCAGTGCGGGGACTCCGCAACAGGGTGGGATTGATCTTGATGCCCTCAAGCAGAAGATGGCTGGCTACCAACCCGGACAGGGCGGCGTTGATCCGAATAACGGGATGGAGAACCAGTTGCTGAAGAACATCGGCTACACACAGGGACCAGAGGGGCAGACTAACTATCAGCCGATCTATGATCGCCCTGACATTGCGAACCCCGCACAGATTCCCCCGCGTCCAAAGGACGCCGCATCCGGTAAGGTCTGGGACTCTCGATACGGCGAATCTTACGCACGACAGTATGGTAAGACATGGCAAGAGCTTCATCCGCAGGAGCCGGCCAAAGGACGGCAAATGCTTCAACAGAGGATAAACGAGTCATTGCTGGGGCAGAATCGCCTCGGATCACGGATGGGGCAAATGGTTCAACAGAGGAAGGGATACTAATGGCAGCCAACGGCAATGAAGGTGGCGGATACACAACCTTCAGTACACTCAAGCGACAGGGCGTAGCTCGTCCTGCCAAGCCCGGAATGCAGATGCAACCCATCAAACCCATTGGTGGACAACAGCCTGTCTTGAAGGCTCCCGAGGAAGATCCCAACAAGAAAAAGCAGCAAGCTGGGATGACGCCGGTTAACAACACCATGAACGCGCAGCCGGGACAGCTTCCGGGAGGCGCGTCACCTCCGCCCCCTCCGGCTCCCGGTGGGCCTCAGATAGCTCCCCAAGCTCCCCAAGGCACACCACAGCCGGGATTAGAGACATACAATGGGCCAATGATGAACAGCACAGGGCAGGGAACCATGCAGCCTATGCCTGCTCCACAGGCGATGCCGCAGGCACAGCCGGGCATGCAGCAGGTACCGATGCAGCCGATGCAGCCGGGTGGGTTCGGGTCGATTCCCGGTCAGCCGGGATATAATGGACCGGGTTCAGGCGGACCAAACATTGCTCCCCCGCCTCCCGGTCAGGGCAACCCTAATCAGCCACCCCCCAATATGGAGGATCAGCTCTACCAGAACTGGCAGCAGGGGCAACAGGGGCAGTTCAATCCTACTGGTGGCGGGCAGTACCAGAATCCCCTCAACCCACAGATCCAACAGACCATCTCCGATCAGCTCAAAAATCCTAGCCGCTATGATACACAGATGGCGAAGGACACCTATGATATGATGAATCGTCAGCTTAGTGAGGGCTACAACACACAAGCCAACCAAGTTGACGAGCAGATGGCGAACCGGGGTCTATTCAATAGCACCACGGCGGGTGGCCGCTTGGGCGACCTCCGTACCAATCAGGCACGGGCACAAGCAGACATGGGGCAGAACATCCTCATGGATCAGGCGCGGACGTACAGCGGTGACATCAACGCGGCGACGGGCGCTGCGCTTGGCTATGGACAAGCAGGACGGCAAGAGGCTGGGCAGAACTACGGCAATCAGGCCCAGACCTACGGCATGAACGTCAACAAGAACCAGAACGACTACGAGAACTACACAGGCTACGGCCAGCAGGGCTTCGAGAATCAGATGGCAACAGGACGCTACAATCAGGATCAGGACCGCATCAACAATGACCTACTCATGCAGTTGCTCGGAGGACTCTAATGGCTAGTTTCTGGGATGGCCTCGCGGGCGCAGCTCAAGGCGCGAGCAGGGGGCTTCAGACGCTCATCGCCATGCGGGAAGCGGAGGCAGAGCGGAAGCGTCTTGAAGAGGAGAAGCTCGCAGACCGGAACTTTATACGAACAGAGAATGAGACGAGTCGCGCAGCGTCAGCGCGCGAGGCGCAGCGTGGGCGTATCCAGTCAGGTCAACAGTTTGAGCGGACGCTCAGTTTCAACGAAGACAAAGAGTTTGGGGCAAACCTCGGTCGCATGAATGTTGGTAGCCCTGATCCCGGCGCATTGCGTCAGCTGCTCAGTCCAAGTCAACTTCCCATGCAGGATGTGGGGACTGTTGATACAGGGCAGCCCGGTTTACAGCTTCCGATTGGTCCCATGATGCAAGAGGCGAACGCGGGTGTACAGGAGCGTGCCTCAGCGCTCCGGCCTGAGTTCATGTCTGCCTTTGGAGAAGCTGCGAAACAGGGTCAGCAGTCGCAGCGCGACGTGCCCATTGAGGGCTTCGACGCGGCGTACATCTCACAGAAGTTCAACCCGAATACAGGGGGCGCGCCGGGTAGCGCGGCTGCCGTAAATGCGGCTACACGAGCGACGGCATTGCGACAGAAGGCTGGAGAATCAACCTATGAGTTCGGGCTTGCGGCACTCAAGGCTCACCCCGCCCTACAGTCGCTCAAGAATATGTTCGCGAATCCGGCAACACAGGCACAGGCAATTCAGACTGCGATTGAACTTGCGAAGGCTGGTATGGCAAGTCGTTGGCAGATGATGCAGCAGATGGACCCATCACTCGCAGATATTGATTTCGACCCTTCGTGGATCAATGGTGTTATGCCAAGTCTTGTGAATGAGCTGAGTGGGGGAAAGGGGCCTCCGGGTCCTGCGGCCCCGTCGGATCAGCCTGTGTCAGACGTTGATCGGTACCGTAGCCTTCTGCAAGGGAGTACCAACCACTAATGACAGATCCTAACGATCCCGTTAGCCCTAAAATCCAAGCGATCCGTAACGCGCTGGCACGCGCAGATGCTGTCATCGCGCAGCTACAGGGCGAGGGACAGCAGATCAATCGCGCCTCAGCGCGGCAGCTCATGGTGCGTGACTTCCTCCCCGAAGAGGAGAAGAAGCTCGGCATCAGCAAGGGCATGTTCCGCGAAGGGGCAGGCACAGACTTCATGCATGGCTTGGGAGATGCAGGTACCCGCATGGTGCGGGGTGTCGGCGGTCTCTCGAAGGCTGTGCTTGGTAGCGAGAACAGCGTCACGAAGTCCATTCTCGGTGAAGCGGATCAGATGACGCAGGAGCAGGAAGACTACTGGAACCCCGAGCATCGTCCGCCCGCACAGAGCGACGGTATCTGGAACCCCTCGTGGCGTGGGGCAGGTAACCTCGCGGGCGAGGGTGCCATCATGGCGGGCACAGGTAGCCTCATCACGCGGGGCTTGGCCTCTGGTGCGCTGGGCTCCACCGCTGCGCGGGTCGGCACGAAGCTCGCGAAGATGCAGGGAATTGGGCAGGCCGCAGGTACGAAGGCTCCGGGTATTGTCTCTGCCGTGGTCGGTAACGTCGCGTCCGGTATCCCCGCCACGATTCCGATGGGCGCGGGTCGCGCCGAAGAGGAAGGCATTGGCATGGGCCAAGGCATTGCGCGTGAGGCTATGTACGATGTGGTGGGTACGGCTGGCCTGCATGGTATCAGCCGGGTACTTGGTAAGGCGCTCGGACTTGGCAGAGCCAAGCCCTCCGTGGCAATGAAGGGGGGCGGTAATGCCGCAATGGATGTGCCCTCCTTTGCGAGGACGACAGACTTCAATCGCTCCATAGATATTCCTGAGTTTGCACACTCGGAATACAAGGCGGGCGTGCCCCTTGATCGTCCCGCAGAGATTGAGCTGAGTCTCGGTCCCCCGCCCCGCATTAGCGAGACGGGCTCCAGCCGACAGGCGGCTCCGGGCTCGGCCTTCGAGAGTTGGCAGTCACGCGCCGGTTCCGAAGCTAACATGGCCCCCGATGTCGCGGGTGAGAATCCCCTATATGGTGAGCTGGCAACCAAGCGCAAGCTCCAGACGCGGGGTGTATACCGTGAACCCGTTGAGCCCGAGCTTCAAGCCGAGCCTATCGAGCGTGGTATTGATCGTCGAGCTGCGCCAGAGGGCGAGTATGCTGGCCCCGAGAAAAGGGTCATGGAACAGCGGGCGCAGACCCCCGAAGAGACTGAGCGGGCCAAGCGGTTCCTCCGTGGGGAGAGCGTTACACCCGATGAGATCCAGCTCGCCAAGCAGTCCGATGACATGACCCGAGCGGCGAACACCGACGACTTCAACGCGGACCTTGAAGGTATAGGTGGCGAGGGAGCCGATCTCCCGGTTGTGGGTGGTCGCATTCAGGCGGAGCTTCCCTCGGATAGACCGCTTCGC